AAGGATAGGAATCCATGAAGGCTGTTGTCTACGCTGCTATGGGCCTGTTTTTGTTCGGTTTTTCTGCCATAAAATGTCTGGATGCGTACCTGGACTATACGGACGAGCTAGTCAACGAGAAAGCGCAGCACGCGTTTTGTGAGGAGAACATGGAGGCACTTCTTAGCCGGGGAGAGTGGCTATGCACAGACTACCAGAAGAACGGTGGCCGGTGTACCTACCGCTTCGTGCCCAATGCCAAGAAGACAAATAAGTTGCCAAGACACACCTTTCAGGCTAAGGTAAAGAAATGACGGCGATTGCTTACCTACGCGTTTCTACTGAAGCTCAGACTGAGGGCAATGGCCTTGACCAGCAGCGCCGCTCGATTTGCGCGTTTGCAGCAGCCACGGGCCTGACCATAGACGAGTGGGTGATTGACGATGAAAGTGGTACGACGGAAGAGCGTGACGGAATACAGCTTCTCTTGGCGCGTCAAGACGTTGGCACTCTTGTCTTTGACCGGATTGACCGTCTCGGTCGCACTCTCATGGTATCTGAATCCCTGTTCGGAAAGTTTGCCGCGCGCAATGTTCGCCTGGTGTGTGTGGCACAGCATCTGGACGACTCTCCTGTCGGACGACTGACGCGCCAAATCATGGGTGCGTTCGCAGAATATCAACGCAGCGAAATGCTCTCTCGCCTGGGCGCTGCGAAACGGGCCGCGAAGGCTAGGAAGGGTACATATGGGGGCGGTACAGTTGCTTATGGGTTTCGTTCCGTGGGCGGTGGAAAACTGGCCACTAGTGATGGTGACGCTGCTATGGTCCGCCGTTGTCACGAACTCGCGGCGGGGTCCGCCACCACCTCCCTCCGAGCCATTGCGGCCCGCCTAGAGGCTGAAGGCTTCCGCACGCGCAAGGGCACCGTCATCGCCCCGACCCAAGTCAAACGCATTCTCGACCGAAAGGATGTCTACCAAGGACGACGTAACGTCGGAAACGTCCCGCTTGATGCGGGGGTAGCCCCGGCGCATGAGGTGATTCTCAATGAGCAAGAAAGAAGTACGGCCTGACCCACTTTGGCTACGCGCCATCAAAGAGCCCGCCGCAAAGGCCTGGCTGAAGAAGCACAAAGAAGAATTCCCCACCGAAAGCTTCCTACCTGACCGCATCGCGTTCAAGGACAAAATCGTCCTGGCGCGCGAGAAGGTCGCCGCAATCGTCTCAGACGGCATGCCCTACGAAGACCCTGACCAGCAAGAGCTGGCTCAGCTGGTGCTCAGCTGCACGCCGCGCATCATTGCCAAGACGCTTCGCATCACGCGGCGCGAGGCGTATCTGCGCATTCGGGCTCTGAAGCGCACCGCGCTACGCAAGTGGAAGCAGAAGCGTGCAGCCTCCATTCTGGAGCGTGCCCGCAAAGGCCCCAGCATCTACGAGGCCCCAGAGGGGGTTGCGCTCCAGACCGTCAAGTTCACGCGCGGCGAGCGCGAGGACTACGCCTATCAGGTGGCCTTCAAGAGCGGCCCGGCTTGGCTTGACTCAGCCGGCGTGCGCTTTTCTGACGACGTGCAAGACGTGTTGAACAACCTGGACAGCTACGGCGGACAGTTCGAGGTCTTGGAGGTCTACAATGGGAAAGCGTAAGAAACCACCAAAGCGGTTGGTTCTCGCGTTTGACCCAGGGGCCTCAGCGGGCATTGCGCTCTACAAAGACGGCACGTTTGTTGGCTCAGCTTCAGTTAATGGGACTAGCCACCGGGCGCTTATGCGAGCCGCTTCAAACCTGATAGAGGCTGCGTCAGGGTGGGACATTCCCTCAGAGAGTCGGCTAGCTGTCATAGAGGATGGCTTTGGTAGAGGTATAGGAGCTAAGACACTAGACCGCCGTCGCGGTTTTTGCGCAGCAGCAGCGGAGTCGTGTGGCATTAAGGAGGTTCGGTACGTGTACCCTTCAACGTGGCACAGCCGGATGTTCGTTGCCACCGAATCTGCGGCCATGAAGTCTGAAGCAATGGCCTGGTGCAAGCAGAATTTAGATAGCTACCCGGCTACTCATGATGAGGCCGAGGCATGTGTTCTTGGGTACTTTGTGGTTCATCATGCCACCTAAAAACCCGGCTAAGTATGCCAAGAAGTGGCGCGCAAAGAACGCACAGCATTTCCGTTCTTACATGCGCAACTGGCGCAACGACAACCGGGACAAGTGCGAGGATGCGCGTCTTCGACATCGCTATGGTATTACCTTAGAGCAATACCATGACATGTTACATAAACAAGGCGGCGCATGTGCAATATGCGGCGCTGATGAGCTTCTACACGTTGACCACAATCACACATCGAAAGACGTACGCGGCCTTCTTTGCAGGTCTTGCAACCTCGGCCTAGGCAACTTCAGAGATAATCCGGCCTTTTTATCGGCTGCGATTCATTACTTGACACAAGACTGAACGCCGGGCTAGGCTTATCAAATGGAAGCAGACATCAAAGCCCTTCTAGTTGCTTATCGTTCAGCTATAGAAAACCTGACTAGATGGCGGTTAGCCATCGAAACATTACCAGACCTGGAGTTGCAGGTATCTGCACCGCTTGTGGCAAGACAAGAGTCTCGCGTACAAGCAGCAGAAACCCAGCTAAACTCCTTGCTTAAGCGAGTGGTTCACGGACATGAGTGAAACTGAATATCTGAGCCATAGTCGGGCGTACGTATATAACAAATGTAAGAAGGCTTTTTCTCTGAAGTATTTGGACAAAGTGAAGCCGCTTTCTGGGACAGTGTACCTAGATAGCTGGACAAGAATGCAGCGGGGAATTATTGGGCACAGCGCGATGGAGGCCGGTTTTCTTGGCGAGAACATCGACGACTACGTGCGCGCCAAGTTTAAAGAAAATGCCGACAGGTTTGGTGGACTGTCGACAGAGCAGGAAGCCCTTGCACCAGGAATGATTTCCGACTCTGTTGCTGTTGCCAAGGCGGCCCTTGAGTGGTTACCCGTAGAGCAGTGGGAGCCATACAAACTAAATGGAAAGCCTATGGTTGAGGCGAAGTTGGAGCTTCCGCTTCCGCACTGGAAGGGCTTTATCGGGTATGCCGACCTGGTTGCTCGTTACAAGCCTACTGGGGCTGTGTATGTGCTTGACTACAAGTTCCGTGCAAGCTTTGAGCGCGAGGATATGGACAAGTATAACAGTCAATTTGCGCTGTATCAGAAAGCGCTAAATGAACTGAGCGTGCCTGTTGTCGGAAGCGTGCTTTTCGAGCTAAAGCCAACACCCCCAGCACGTGCGCCTCGCACTGTGCGAGAGGACACAGGAAACCTTAATGGAGTACGTGTGTCAGCAGACGGACGTTTCCGACTGACCCCCACACACCGTTCTCGTGAGTTCATAGATAGTTACTGGGAGGACTTTAAGGTCCAAGCAAAGGCTATCGCCAACATACGACCAGAAGACGCTTATCGCTCAATGAGCGGTTTCAACTGCTCAACCTGTGAATATGAGCGATTGTGTATGGGAGAGTTGCGCAATGACGATGTTTCTGCTATCTTGGCTAGGCACTATAGCGTACCAAGAGAAGCTTTGCGCGTCCTTGAAGATTTGACCTAGACATAAAAAGCACAAAGTGCTAAGGAGGAGAAATGGCAATCACGATTAGAAAACTGGCCGCATCAGCAGATAAGCCTATAACAAGGAGAATTATGCTCTATGGCGACTCCGGTGCAGGCAAGACGTTCTTCGCCGGCTCGGCCCAGGACGTTGCCGACATGCAAGACGTGTTGGTGGCAAACATTGACCGCGGCGTGGCGACGCTGCTCTCGCGCGGCGATATCCAGACGACCGACATCGGCGGTGCCGGCAACCTGGAAGAATTGATTTGGATGCTCATTCGCAAGGACCCAGCCGTGGCGAGCATTCGCACGCTTGTGCTGGACGGCGGCTCTGAGCTACAAAAGCTCGACCTTCAGCAAATTGCCGACCAGGCCGCAAAGGATGACAAGGCTGATAAGCGTGACCGTGACGCGAATGAGCTGCGCGACTACATGAAGAACAAGAACCGGCTGTTGCGCGTGTTCCGCATGGCCCGGGATATCCCTGACATCACGCTTATCATCACGGCGTGGGCTCAGAAGAAGTACCCGAACGACAACAAGAACGCGGCCCCGAGTGTCATTCAACCTGACATGACGGACGCGGTTCGTAGTACCCTAGTCGGCTACATGGATGACGTGTGGTACATCACACACGATTCGGCTAAGGACCAGCGCTACCTATATACGGGTGCGATGGGTCCCGTGTTCGCCAAGACGCGTGACGCTGCCGTTGCCGCAGAATTGCAAACTGACGGGAAACCGTATATCGTGAACCCAACGTTCACCAACGTCTACAGAGCCTATCGCCGGGCCTATGATGTTGCAACCTACAAAAAGGCGAAGGGAGAGAGTGAACAGAAATGAATCCAGTTGACGCACAAGATGAGGACTTCTCGGTTGGGCTCGGAGCGGATGCGCTCAAGAGCAAGTACATCATTGACGACGGGAAGTACCAAGCCCGTTGCACCGACCTGACTCGCGCCAAGAGCAAGGCCGGCAACGAGATGTACGTCTTTGACTTCCTGGGCACCAGCGGCGACGCTGATGGCCGCGAGTTCAAGGCGCGCGTCCTGACGGACGAGCAGTACCAGTGGAAGCTGGTGAAGATTCTGGCGGCGTTCGGTATCAAGCCGATTCCGCGCCTGGATGCCCAGGGTAACCCAATCCTGGACAAGAAGGGCAAGCCAGCTCTCGACCTCCCAATCAAAAAGGGAGCCATCGTGGGCAAGGCCGTGACCCTGGACCTCGCGGTTCAAGAGTTCGGTGATGGCAAGCAATCCATGTCGGTCGAGGAGGTGCTGCCAGCGGATGAAAACGCGGCTGCGGCTCCGAGCAACGACATCCCGTTCTAAGGTTCACGTAGGGACGGATAAACCCTGAGCGTGGCGGCATGGCGACACCTGCCCTTTAAGTGGTGTGGCTCGTGGAGAGACACGTCGGTCTGACGGCACCAGTGAAGTCCGTTGGGCAAACGCGGCCAGCAACTAGCGTGACGACCCGGAGAGACGGGGTTATTGGGCGGCCGGATTAACGTGGCGCTAGTGAACGCGGCGTGTACGCGTGACAAGCCGGAGAGACGGCTATTTTTATTGGAGCTTTACTTTGCGTCTAGAAACTGAGATTCGCCAGAAAATATTAGCCTGTGAGGCTAAGGGTGATGATTGCTGGGTGTGGAGAGGTACCAAATACCCAAATGGGTACGGATACTTATACTGGATGGGCGAAAAATATGCCCACCGCCTGTCGTATACGTTCTTCAATGGCCCCATTAAAAGGGGGCTGGATGTTTGTCATACTTGTGATAATCGTGCTTGCGTAAATCCACACCACTTGTGGCTAGGGACACGCAAAGAAAATATCGGAGACTGCATACAGAAGGGCAGATTTTGTAGTGGCTCTGTTAGAGGGGAACAACAAGGGTTAGCAAAACTGACAGCAACTGATGTACGAACTGCGCGCAAGCAATATGCTACAGGAAAGTTTACTGTTCTACAGCTGGCACTAAAACTTGGTGTGTCGAGGTCAACACTTCGTTCTGCGATAAAGGGTGAAACGTGGGCACACTTGTAACCAATTCACGCGATTTTGGACCCGCTCTAGAAAAGCTAAAGTCATGTGGAGACACCCTGGTTCTCGACACGGAAACCACTGGCTTGATGCCGTTCAACGGTGATAAGCTATGTGCGATTCAGATTGGGCCAGCCTTTGAACTTGGTACAGATAAAGATACGTACTTCAGTTTTCGCCATGCTGAGGGCGAGAATCTGCCCCTAGAGCTGCTACAGCCGCTGCGCGAGCTACTGCGTGGTAAGACCCTCATGGGCCACAATATTGGGTTTGACCTAAAGTTCCTGTGGCGCGACGGCTTCGAGCTGCCGCCCAAGGTAATCGACACCATCGTCGCGGCCCACAGCTGCAACGAGCTGGAAGAGTCGTTCGCGTTGAAAACGCTCTGCAAGGGGCTGTTCGGCGCGCACGAGGTAGCCGAGGACACTGAGCTGCAAGCCGAGCTGCGCCGACGCCGCTTCGGCAAAGGGGACATCAGCAAGCTACCAGCCGCCCTGGTTGCTCCCTACGGCTTGGCGGACATCCGGCTCACTAAGCGCCTGTACATGAACCGCCTGGCCGAGCTGCGCCGCTGGAGGCTGGAGGAGCTGTACTATGAGCGCTGCCGCTTCCTTCTGCAACTGCTGCGGTCGGAAATCAACGGTCTGTACCTGGACAAGGCCGAAGTGGGCCGCCAGCAGGCAAAGATTGGCCCGCTCATCGCGCAGTATCGCAGCACCATCGAGCGCCTGGCGCGCGAAAAGGGTGTGGACAATATCAACGTCAACTCGCCGGCACAGCTCTGCAAATGGCTGGGCCTGGCTTCAACCAACAAAGTCCTACTGGACGAAATTCTGGCAAAGGAACCCCGTGAAGACATCCAAACCCTACTTGACTATCGTGCCATCTTCAAGGCAAACAGCACCTACTTTGAGCCGCTACTACAGCTCGCCGACGTTGACGGTCGTATCCACACCAACTACAAACTCCACGGAACTGTCACCTGGAGGCTCAGCTCGTCCGAGCCTAATCTCCAGAATTGCAGCCGAGAGCAAAGCGGCCGGCTCTATTCTGTGCGTTCTTGTCTTGCTGCTCCTGGTGATACCTTTCTCCTGGAAGGCGACTACGCGTCGGTAGAGCCCCGCCTCACGGCCCACTACAGCAAGGACCCAGGCATGTTGGAGGCGTTCCGTCACGGCTACGACTTCCACATGAACACGGCCAAGTACCTGTTCAACAAGCCGAACATCGCCAAGGACGAGCGGCAGACGGCCAAGACATTCGGCCTGGCTGTCATCTACGGCCTGGGTGCTACTCGCGCCGCTAAACAGCTGGGCCTGCGTCACCGGAAGAACCCGGACGGCAGCTGGGAAGAGCACGCGGACCTGGCCTGGGGCTTCTCAGCCGAAGGCGTGTTGCAGCAGTACCCGTGCAGCGTTCTCAGCGCCGAGTTCTGCACGTGCGCCGGCAAGGCGTTCCGTGGACGCTACTACGGCGCGATTCCTGAGCTAGAACCGACCATGAAGGCGGTGCGGTTCAAGGCGCGCGAGAATGGCTACATACGCAACCCAGTGACCGGCGCGGTGCAGCGCTTCGACGAACGTCTGCGCAACCCGCACAAGGCGTTCAACGCCCTCATTCAGAACACCGCTGCCGAGGTGCTGCGCCGCTCGTTCACCAAGCTGGGCGAGATGTTTACGCGGCCAGAGGACCCGAAGATTGTGCTGACCGTTCACGACTCCATCGCGTTCGAGATTCAAGAGAACGAGCGGGCGTGGGAGTATGCGCGAATCATCAAAGAGGTCATGGAAAACACGACGAAGGTCGATGTTCCACTCGAAGTAGAGTTGAAAGTCGGCAAGAATCTCGCTAATATGGGGGTAATCAACGTATGAAGCAGATACCTCTCACAAAAGGAGTTGTAGCCTTGGTTGATGACGACGACTACGAGCTGAAGAGGCTGCACAGGCGTACGACATTGCTGCAAAGAGGTGTTTCGGTGTGTTTGCTAAGTACAACTTTGTGGAGCCCTTATGAGCCGTTGGGTGGACCTGTCTGACAAATCTGAGCTTGAGCGCCAACAAATCTTCAAGGCTTGCCTGGATAAGGCTTGCTACCAGTCTCAGGAGAGAGCAGAGAAGGTGGCTGAGCGCAGGACAAAAGAGCAACCGGGGCTGCAATTGGGCATCTACATCTGCCGGTTCTGCAACCTGTTCCACCTCACCTCTCATGCCGGTGATGGCTGTGTTCGTGTCATTGGCGAGAAGCTGGGTGATAGATGCGTAGCCTGACGTGTAAGAGTTGTATGAGCGTGAATCGACTGCTACTGGACTGTGACGGCGTGCTGGCGGACTGGATGACAGCCGTCAACGACGTGATTGAGCGGGCAACCGGGCGCAGAATCAGCCCAGAAGAGTGTGGCGGCTGGCTGAAGCTCAACAACCTAGGCTTCTCGCCCACGGAGCGGAAGTACATCGAGGCCGAGCTGAACGCTCCCGGTTTCGTCGAGGAGCTAGCCCCGCTCCCGGGTGCTGTTGACGGCGTTCAACGCATCATCGAGGAGGCGCGCTGCGATGTGGCCATCGTGACAGCCCACTGGGACAGCCCAACGTGGCTGTACGAGCGCAAGCGATGGCTCAAGAAGTGGGGCTTCCTCAAGGAGGGGAGAGGCATGGTCACCACACGTGAGAAATGGCTTGTCGGGCCAGGACTTTTGGTGGACGACAAGATTCAGAACGTGCTAGACTACAACGCAAAATCCGCAGGCGGGCATGCCGTGCTGTGGAAGACAAACTTCAACGCCGTAGACCCGGCGCGCAAGTTCACACAAGAGGTCGGAAGCTGGGACGAGGTCCTAAAGGAGCTGAGAGAGTATGTCAGAAACAAATAAGTGCTGCATCCCCAATGTCGAACATCACCCTGAGCTGGCTACGGAGGCGGTGTTCGCGCTTCCAGAAGAGGCCATGGTCGAGACGCCTGCGCCGGTTGAGCCGGTGTTCGGTGTGCTGGCTACGACCCTGGACGGCCCATCGCCAGGCGCGCTGACCAAGGCGTGGGACGCCGCGAAGGAGGCGAGCAACGCCCTCACACGCGCGGTTGACGCCAAAATCAAGGCGCATGTGCTGGCAGCGAGCCAGAAAGAGCACATGGAAGAGCTGGAGGAGCGGGCCTGGAAAGAAAAAGAGGCCGAGCTGCGTAAATACGGTGCCGTCAAGAACGTCACGCCGAGCCAGAACGAATTGGCCAACGCGAAGCTTAAGGCACAAATCGCGGCGGCCAAGCGAGTGGACGACCTGAACGCGCTCGCCTATCTGCCACCAAAGCTAGGAGCGGCTGTTGCAGCAGCCGGTGCTGGCCTCACCGTGGGCATGAAGCACGACGGTGGCAAGCCACCAGTCTCACTGGTGCCGCAGGCTCTGGTGTATGGGTCGGCGCGCGCGTTCGGGTTTGGGGCAAAGAAGTACGCGCGCTTCAACTATCGGCTGGGCATTCAGGCCAGCCGGCTGCTCGATGCGGCAATGCGGCACCTGTCGGAGGTTGCAGAAGGCAAGCAGCGCGACGAAGAGAGTGGTTTGCACCCACTCGACCACGCTGCGGCGGCTCTCGGAATGCTTATGGATACGTTAGAACGTGTCAAGCAAGGCAAGATTGATGCCAGCTTCAACGACCTGTACGTCGAGCCGAACTTGGTCAAGGCCGCGAGGCCGCTAGAGCTTGGCTAAGCTGACCAACACCCCAGACCGCAACCACGACGATAAGTACCCCACCTAGAAGACCCACAGACAACAGAAACGCAGGATGCTCAACCCAAGAGCGTTGGGAGCCTTTCAACGCATCCATGGTAGGCTTTACGATGCCGGCCAGGCTAGCGTTATCGGCTTTCAGCGTCTCGATGGTTTGCTTGAGCACGTCTTCGTGTTGCTTCATGAGGCCAAGCTCGCGCGCTAGGCTGGCGGCTTCGTCGGCTTTTTGAAGGAGCAGCCGGCGCACGCAGGCGATATCGTCGGTAGGGCAGGGCTGAACTGTGGGGGTAGCTGCGAAGACGTTAGCGCAGAAGGCCATCAACACGCAGACGCTCAATAACTTCATCATCGCTCAGCTCCTTGTTGCCAGCCTCGCGCGCGACACGGGCCGTCTCTTCGGCCAGGATGTCGGCAACGATGTCGATGCGCTTTTTGTCGAGCGCGTCAACTTTGGCCGTTAGCTTTTCGTGCTTCTTGTTCGCCAGCTCAAGCTCGCGCTTGGCAATCTCGACGTTCACTTCGCCGCTGCGCTTGGACCGTCCAATAAAGTAGACGAGTAGGAACGAGGCCACAAGCCCAAAAAACGCAACGACCTTTGCTTTCCAACTTTGTAGCATAGCTTACCTACGTCCTATGGTGATTAGCTCTTCACACGACTCATAGTTCCTGTCGTGCCATTCTCTCTTCGTTACACCAAGCGCTGACAGGTCGTACTCGTCGATGCGGCAAATGCGCGGGCGCGTCTCGTAAATGTCGCAGCGGTTGTTCGCCGTCAGGTGGGAGCAAGACCCGTCTGGGTTGATTGGCTCCTCGAACACGCCCGGTATATGAAACACGCTACGGCAACATGCGCCACAGCCAACACACCCAAATTTTTCTGGCTTCTTGGCTCTGTTCTGCCTTAGTTCGGCTATCAGGCGCTTCTTGCCGCGTCGCTCACGCTTTAGTTGCGCCTTTTCCAGCCTGTCGCTCATGGGTCAAAGACGACCTTACCAGGAACAGGGCGGGATTGCAAGTGAACCCAGTTTGGCGTCTTCTTTGGATTTTCCATGCACAAGCCGTGCTTTTGCAGCTCTGGCAGGTTCGCCATGCACCAGTCGGCCAGCTTGCGCTTCGGGTCAACGAAGTCAACGGCCTTGCCCTCCAGGTGGGAGGACTTCGGTGCGCCACCGGCCGCCTTGTTGGCTTCAGGTGTGCGGTAGCCACTGGAGATGGCTGGCCGAGCGCCGTACGACGCCAGGAGAGCAGCCAGGCGCGCTGCCAAGTCCCCGGCTGCTGCGACTACTGCCGCAGGGGCAACCGCTGCGCGCGTAGGGAACTTCCCGTCGCTGCTTAGGATGTCTTTGGACGAGATGACCTCGCCCGAACCAGTCGTGATGCCGCTCATGGGTTTGGCTTCTTGTCAAAAAGTTTCTTCACAGCCTCCGCAAGAGGCACGCCCGTGATGCTGGCTAGGTTCTCCAGCGCGCTTACTAGCTCGGTGCTGGCAATGAGGCCGGCTACGACCTTGAGCACTGGGATTTCTGGCATGAGCTGGCTTTCCGTCACGTACGACAGCACGATGGCTAGCTGGTAACCGAGCGTCTTAGTGATTGTTTGGCGCAGCTTCGCGCTGCTGAACGTCTCGCCGCGCTTCACCGAGGCCCAGATGCCAGTAATGAGGTCCCCCAAGACAAGGAAGCCCACGGTAATCATTGTCACCTTTGCCGGTGCCAAGAACAGTGCTACCCAAGCTGTCAACTTCACGCTCCATCCGACTGATGTATCCCAAAACGAGTTCATTTGGTCAGTACCCCATGCTTCCTAGTCGTTGGTTGAACGACTCCAGCTCATCCGCAATCGGGTCACTTTCTTGAGGCGGCCCCCAGACCCAAGTGCTTAGTGTTCCATCTTTGTTCAGCTTCCCCTGCTCCCGCGCCATTAGCGATGGCGGAAGCTTTGACTGTTCGAGAATCTTGGTCGCCAGCAGCTTGTCTTCCATCGAGGACACGCGGCCATCTAGCTCCGACGAGAACGGGCTCGGAGCCATGAAAATTTGCAGCATCGGCATCAGCGCGCGAATCTGAATCTCAGCCTTGGTTGGAGGCGAAGCGACAATGGCGTCGATGAACGGCGCGAGCTGTGGCATCGTCTTCAGCTGTTGGGCGTTGGTCTTGAGCCAGTTCTGGATGCCTTGTGTGCTGCGCGGCACAGCGCCCATCGCCACGGCTTGCGATTGCTGGCCGACGTGCAGGGCCTCGCCCATGCGCGCGCGCATCAGGCGACCTGACGTGGACGAAACACTTTGACCAAGTAGCCCACCCGCAGCGGCACCAACACCGGCTCCCACGGGACCGGCGACCATACTTCCCGCGGCACCACCGGCCACACTGAAGACGCTCGCATCACGTAGACGGGCGTTGATTGGGTCGCGGACGGCTTGTGCAGCAGCCTTATTCTCCATGACTTTGCCCAGTGTGGCCATGGCTCCATAGACATCGTTCAGCTCCGACATGCTGCTGAGGCCGTGCTGCTTGGCGAAGTTGGCGGTTTCGACCTCCAGCACGTCGTCAAGCATCTGGTTCGACTTCATGTACAGCTCTTTCAGCGGCGGAATCTGACCCGCTTGGTCCCAAGCCTTGCCGGCCCAGCCGCCCGTACGCTTCTTCAGGTCCCAGAGCTGTTTCAGATTGCCGCCCGTGCTGTACAGCTCGTCAATCATGCCCTCGGCGCTCTTGCTCATCGCACCGCGCATTTCTGGCGGCGTGTTGGCAATGATTTCGTCGAATGTCGTGCGCAGCGAGTTGTCGAGGCTGTCGAGCGCGTTCGCGGACAGCGCCTTGTTGCCTGTTGCCTGGAACAGCTGGCCTAGCTTGTTGGCCGCATCCACGCGCTTGACTTCCGCCAGGCGGGCAATGTCGTCCAGGTCCGGCTCCGTACCGTCCGCAAGCTTTTCAAACAGGCCTTGCTTTTTGAACACTTCCACGGCCTTCGCCGACTTGTCGCCCAGCGGACCCATGAAGGCTTTCTTTGTCGCACCAAGCGCAAGCAGGCGCTGTGTCACGGGGTCGATGGCTTCGCGCGCAACGGTGCCGATGGCCCGCACGCCCTTCCCGACAGTCTGCGTGGCTGCTCCCAACACGGGACCGGCGATGCCACCGAACTCCGCGCCGTGTAGCACGTCTGTAGCCGCTTGTCCGACCTCGCCCTTGGTCAGGTCCGCCTGCGAGTTTCCAAGGCCAGCAACAGCGCCCATCTTGGCGCCGAACATGGCCTGTTGAGCAAGGCCCGCACCCTTGGCAAGACCCATGCCGGGCATGAATGCGCCCGCTACGCTACCGCCCAGCTCGCCAGCGATGCTGGTCTTTGGGTTGGCTTCGTGCGCCAGGGCATAGTTCTCACGCGACTCGTCACGGGCTTGCGTGTAGGTCTTGTCCGTACCGATGGACTCTAGGAGCCCGGTAATTTCGTCGGCAAAGCCGAGCGACGCACCCTGCGCCGCGCCGCGCGCGAACGATTCCGCGTAGCCGATGTCGTGCGTCTTCTGTGCGCGCGAACCGTAGGCCATCAGGCCGTCGCCAAGCGCCTCGCCAACGCGAGCAGCCGGGACGGTGATTTTGCCCTTCGATTCAGGGTTGTAGAGGTCCATGTCGCCAAGAGGTTGCAGGCCGTCCGTTACGGCTTCGTGCAGCCGGTCGGCCGGAACGTCTACAATGCCCCCTGTTTCAGGGTTTCGCAGTTGGTACACTGACATGGTGGTTACCTACCGGCTCCCCACTTCTGCGTGAGGTTGCCGCCTTGTGGCTGTGGTTGAGCTTGTGGTCCCGCGCCGGGAGCGCCTTGTGGGGCTTGGGCTGGCTGTTGCTGCCCACCGCCGAATGCGGACTGGTACGATTGAATGGCGGCACGTTGGCCAGCTGGCCCGGCTCGTCGCAGCATGTTGTCTAGGCGCATTTCGCGCAGACTCTTCGCGTACTGCACGTCTTCCATGCTGCTGGTGTTACGTGGGAAGTACATGTTGAAGTAGCGGTCGTACTCTTGCTCGTTGATGGCCGCACCCGACTCGTCGCGGGCCGCCGCGTCTAGGAACAGCTCAACGGCACGCGCGTATTTCTGTGTGGTTGGGTCGTTGCTGGCGAGCGCATTCTTTAGCGCGCCCCACGAGCGGAACGAGTTGAGCAGGTCCGGGCGGTCCATCTTTGTCAGCACGTGCTGCGCGCCGAGCATGGAGCTGGCTAGGCCAGACACCTTGCCCTGGTATTCCTTCATCTCGCCGCCTTGCTCCGCAGCCTGTGCGCGTGCTTCGGCACGAGAGATGGCACCATCTGCCGCAATCTTGGCCGCCTTGAGGTGCGCATAAGCACCGATGTTGGCCGTGCGGACATGCGTAGCGTTGGCTTCGCGTGCGCGCTGTGTGTCGCCCTGCTCTTTGAGCAGCGTGAGGTCCTTGTTCGCCGCGCGCGTCTTGTCGTGCTCAGCCATGTTTTCGAGCTGGCCTTGGCGCTGACCCATCTCGCCTTCCAGAGCGTCGGAGCGCTGACCCAGACGTGCGGCCTCCGCTTGCGCTGCTTCGCGGTCTTTTTGCTTCTGTGCGATGAGGTTGTTGAGGCCCTGCGAACCACCCTGTAGACCGCCAGCGACCCCGGCTGCTCCACCCGCCTTTCCGGCTAGCGCACTGCCCGCAATGCCGCCAACGATTGTAGGTAGAAGTGTGACAAGTGCCATCGCAATCATTTCCTCGGTGGACATGTTGCGTGCGTTTGCCGCCTCTTCTAACGACTTCATGCGGTCTTTATCGATGCCCTTTTGACGCTCACCAAGCGCTAGCATGCGCGCGTCTGGCTTGTCTTCCTTCGCCGTGGCAGTCTCGACCGCCTTGTCCTGTTCCTGAGCAGCCGGGCGCGATTCGGCGACCTTTTGCTGACTGACAGGTTTCTTGGAAGCACCCATATCGCTGTGGATTACCGCCTCAGGAGGCTGAGGAGCCGGCAGTTGGACAGCGGGCAGGGCTGGGGGAGCCGAAGGCGCGGCGTCTTGCAACGCGTTCAGGTCGATACGGTTGACGGCACCCTGCTCAGCAGGTGAACCGTCATAGCCAGCAGGTGAACCGTCATAGCCAGCAGGCCCCGTCACACCTTGAACAGGTGGGGGCGTCGCGGCGCTCAAAGGCGGCCCTACGAACTCGTCTGGCTTGATTTCAGTCTCTGGAAGCTCAACAGTAGTGGGAGCCGATGGGTCCGCAGGCGGGTCCCACTTCAGCTTCTTTTTCTTGCCGCCATCGGAAGCACTTTTGCCAGCGCTTCGTAGACCTTCCATCATCTGTGCGAAAACGTCGTCATCCATTGCGTCACTCGTTGCCCGTAAATTCCATGCGGGGCGCACCGTACTGCATCAGCATGCGCAAATTGTCGCGGATTTTGGCGTCGGTCGGGCTGATGTCTTCGGTCGGAGCCGGTGCGGCTGGTGCAACTGGTTGCATTTTCGCCGCAACTGCCTCGTTACTGTAAGGTGTATTCGCCAGCTGCTGGAAAATCGACAGCTGCGCATCTGCCAGCTTGGCGTCTGGGTCAGCGTCTGGAGCCACGCGCGCCATTGGAACTGGGGCCTGAGCTTGCGCTGGGGCCGCAGCAACAAGCGGCTGTGGTGTGACCTCTGTTGGCGCTGGAGGGTTCATCGCCTCGATTGGCGGCCCAACTGGCGTGTTACGCTCGGTGCGCTCGGCCTCGTGCGCGGCAGTCAGAGCCTTCTTGTTGGTGATGTCGGCGAAGTAGTTGTCGTGCGAGCGACGGTCATCGACCGCCTTGCCAGCATCGTTCAGCTGCTTGCGGTACTCTGGGTCGCCGCCTTGCCACGCTTGGGCGCGGTTGTTGATTTCCTCGTCCGTGTCCGGCGCGCGCGGCAGGCCCTTTTCGTCGCCGCCCTGGCCGCTCTTCCAGGCTCGGTATCGGGACAGGGCTGTGGCTTCCTCGGCGGACAAACCGCCACGAGCACCCAGGCGCTCATAGGCGGGTTGCCATTCTCGTCCCACGCCCAGTCGCCCAGACGTTTGGTAGAGTTTGACGCCTTCGGCTTCGGCGAGCGCTTTGTCCATCTTGGCTCGTTGTTCTTCACTCAGGGAGCCCCAGTCGATTTTGTAGAGGTCGAGTTTACCTTCAGCCATGTGCTAGCCTCGCTACCTTGCGCGCCGATGCATTGAGGAAGACGCGGTTCAGCGCGCGGAAACAGCGCAGGGTGATGCGACCGCGCAGCGTGCTGCGGGCACCTTCCTGGCCGATGCTGTAGCCTTCCTCGGCGATAAGAGCAGGGAGTAGCGAAGCGACGATGCGAGCAACCGCGGGGCTGACGCGCATCAGGCGAACGATTGGGGTGGCCCAGGTCCAGTACGAGCGCAGCTCGCTGTACGACAGGTGCGACTTGCCGAACGCGCGCGATGTTGCCAGCTGCTCGGAGCTGATGAGGCCCTGGCGCTCCGCTTCGGTGCAGATGATTTTGCCGCCCTGGTTTGCAGCCGCTTCGGCCTCGGCCTGAGCCTTGGTCGCAGCTTTCTTGTCGGCCGCCGCTGTCTGGCTGTCACGCCATGTCTGCGTGCGCGCATCGTTGACTTGCTGCGTGCCAAGACCAAGCTGCGCCTGGTTCAGCGATGTGGCGTCAAGACCGGCCTGTGTCGCGTCGATGCCAGCAGCGATTTGGAACGGTACAGTCGTACGCCCATACAGCTCAGCGTTGGCCTGGCCGTTGTTGTACTGCTGAATCCCCAGCTCGGTGTTTTGCTGCTGACCCAGCGTGTTGCCGTAGCGGTCAGACGCTTGCTGCTTGATGGCGATGTTGTCCAGAATCAACTTGCGCTGGAAGTCGGCCTGTTGCTGCGTTGCCTCGGTGATGGCTCGGCCCTGAAGCGCCATCGAAGCACCGCCCCGGATGCCCTGCGCACCAGCAATGCTGGCGTAGCGCTCCATCTTGTTGCTCATGTCACGGTTGATTTCCGACATGGCTTGTTCGCGGGCCGCCAGCTCTTCCTTGGAGTCCATGCCCTTCTGGCGCTCTTTTAGTAGGTCCAGCTGAGCTTGGGTGTCAGCCGCGCGCGGGTCTGTCATGCGGCCCATGCTGCCATCAGCGAAGTGTTCGTTCGCCCAGCCCTCGCCCTGCTTCAGGCGGTCCCAGTATTGCGACTGAGCCGCAGCGCTGTTGTCCGCCAGCTTAGGTGTGGCAATGGGGGCCGGAGCCTTGACGGATACCGCGGCAGTTGGTTTAGGTGGCTTCGGCTGGGCTGGACGCGGAGCTGGGTCTGGGGCCGGCTGGCCGCTCGCTCGACGCTGTGAATCGGACATTTGCATAGGCGATTTCCTCTACCCAATAGGGTATTTAGTAATCCTTACTGTTTTCGTAACTGTCGCTTGTCTCTAGGGTCATGCCGGTAACGCAGATGTCGCCGTTTGGCTCGCTATTCTCCAGAACGATTCGGAGCGACTTCACTTTCTCGGTGCTGAGCGGGATGGTCTTGTATGGCCGCGACGGGTCGGCGTAAGGGGCCGATGCGTAGCCGTTTCCTGCGTACCCAGACACTGCGAAGTCTTCAACGTCCATGTCGTCCAGCTCGTCGCTTGTCCAGTCTCGCTGTGTAGTCACGTGTAGGGCGTAGCTCTGCCCACCTGTATCGACCTCGTCCGTTGCAAAAACAGAGAGACGTGTGTACGACTTGTCAACCATCGGCATGCCGTTATCGAGCCACTCGCTGTAGTAGCGCATGGTGAACGCCTTGCCGTTGTCGGTCCAGTTGCAGGCATCCGACATGCGCATGATGTTGGTGCCGCCCGATGTTTCGCGCGCGATGAACAGGAAGTCGCCCTCATGGGCCACACCGCCGTTAAAGCAGTCGATGTCCCAGACCGCCCAGCGCTGCGACGAGAAGCTGTAGACGAGTGTTCGCGACTTCATCGGCTGGTATGTGGTGCTCGTCAAGCCGTCTGCGGTGCCAGGCCCTTCAACGAAAGCCGTGCTCAGAGAGTACGTGTTCACCGCAATCGACTGGTTTGCCGAAATGAGCATCACGTTCTTGTCAGGCCAGTAGTACGAGGCTGTCACGACGCCCGCTTCCAGCAGCTGCTTACGTACAGGAACGCCCAGGTCGTACGAAATCGAGGAGCCGCTAACAGCAGCCAGGCCGCGGTTTGTAACCAGGTAGATAGTATCACCCACCAGTAATACCGAGCGCGGGTCGCGCGCGCCGACTTCGTTGGTCAGGGTGTGAACCTGGTACGTAGTGGCGTCGTCGAACGTTCCCTGCATGTAGTAGATGGCGTTCGAGGTGAACACGTACAACGTGTCGTTGATGCTGATGAGCGCGCGCGGGTCGCCGCACCCCGATGGAAGCTCAAACGCGTTCTCGATAGGCCAGTAATGCCGGCTGCTAGCCGAGGTGTAGGCGACCGTTGGAGGAACGGCAGCTGCGGACTGAGACCAGCCGCCGCTGCGGCGGTAGTCGGTGATGAGCGCAAAGTTGCGGCCTTGGTGCTCACAGAGTGCTTGCGTCACGTGCGGTGCGCCGTAGCGTGTGAATGGCGTGTCGATGTATTCTTCGGTCAGAGCCGAGTCTGGGATGCTGTCCGTTAGGTTGAAGTTGAACGTCGACGACTCGCTCGTTGGGGAGTCCCACAGGCGGTAGAAGGTCGTGCCACCAGCCTTCGTGCGGTACACGCGCAACCCCGTTCCGGTGGAGATGTAGGTCGTACCGACAGGAAGCGTAATGTTCAGGTTGACCTTGACGCGCGTGCCGACAATCGCAACAACTGTGCGTACGGTGCGAACGCCGGCAAGGAAGAACGTGATGTTCTGACCGACCTTGAGGCCAATCGATGTCACGCCCGTGTTGAGCGTTCCGCTGACTACGGGGAAGATGTTCATGTAGCTTGTCGTACCGGACGTTGTTGTGCCGTACGTGCCTGTCTGCTTGGCTGATTCGTTACCGTTACCAGTGCTACGTGTAAGCATGACGTTTTGCGCAGCCGTCACCACGGTTTTCGGCCAATCCGCGACACCTTCGTACACTTCGCCGTTTTGCGTGACGTTGTAGTCGGTGAAGAAGTATTGGTAGGTCCCGGTTAGCGCGCCAGCCGATAGCACGGCGCTGAGGCTCGATGTACCTGTAGTTGGGTTGCGAATGACCGAGGGGCCGCACCGAATGGCCTGGTTTGTGTCCCAGAAGCACACGGGTCCGCCGTTGCCACCGATGAAGGCACCAGACGAGTTCGACACAACGTCAACACGACCAGAGTTGCCGCGACCAAGCAGGCCGCCTTCTGGTCCTGGAACGTTTTGCGTCATGCGCATGTTCATCAGGCGATTGGTGTTGAGGATTTTACGGCCAAGACCTAGCTGCTCTGGTCGCATGCTTAGGAGCGGCTGAAACGCTTGGCCAAACGTGTTGTAGACCGTCGCGCCAGCAAGCGAGAGACCTTGAACGCGCGTTCCGTACGGAATCAGCTGCGGCGCAGTCATGTTGGTTGACAGGTAGTAATTTGGGTCTGAGCGGTCGCCAATGGCACGTGTGATGGCGTAGTTGTCGCCCAGCTGAGCACCGCGCACCTTCACCAGCTCAACCACCGAGGATGGGTTGGCCCAGTTTGGGTAGATGGCAGGCGCGGGACTACGAAACGCCAGGACTGTGTTGGAGTCTCGGTAGTTATCCACGTCGCTCGTTGCCTGGATTTCTGGCGGCGGTAAGTTGAAGTTGAAAGAGATGTCGGCCTTGTAGCGCGATGTTGTAGTGACGACGCCAAGTCCGGTGAAATTCTGTGTTACACCATCAGCAGCAGCCACGGCGGCTGGCATGGTGCCAGGGCGCTTCTGGAAGCCGCGTCCGTCCGGTAGCCACATCACGTTTTCTGGCAGCTGTTTGGACGCGAGTGGAACGCTCGAATCGGCTGGCTTCAGTGGAACGTCAATCAGCTTCTTGTAGGGCTCTCGTGCCATTAGATGTCGTCCGCATAGTTCATCATGCTGCGGTCAACAATGGGAATCGTGAAGATGTCCTCTTCCAGCTCCTCGATGGCGTCGACGATTTCTTTTTCAATCGCGATTAGGATTGGGCTGGTGTCAACAGACTCTTTGTTCCCGTCGCCGACCTGTGCGCGTAGCACGGTGTACTCGGTTAGGTAGCGCTCTGCCACTTCAGGCAGCAGCGAGTTGGTTGTTGCGTTTTTGCCGAAGACTAGGTAGATTCCGTCCGTGGAAGCATTGATTGCAGCAGCCTGTGCGGGCGTAGCGTTCCAGCTGATGACCTTCGTGGCCACAACGTAGCCCGTAACTCGAATGCCGGTTGCTAGCTGCGTCCCGGTTGCTGTGACTACGCTGACGTAGTCGACCCAGCCGCCTACTAGGTCATCCTCTGTTTCGTCAAGCAGCGTGTCGTTGTCGACGATGGTAGCTTGTGTGTTGCTCACACTCGTGAGCACAGAGCGACGAACGTCCAAGTTCGGGATGATTTTTTGGTACGTGACCTTGATGGCGTTCGTTTGCCCCGAAGATGGGTACGGCGACAGCACAAGCTGACCGTCCAGTAGGAAGTAGCTGTTTGGGTAGCCGGCCACAGACACTTCTTGGCGCACGGTGCGCAACTCAAGCGGCGAGTAGTTGATGGGGTTGCCGTTGTGCGAGTAAAGCGCAGCCACGACGTTGTGGCCTAGGTAGATGTCGTCGGTTGGCAGCGTCACGTACGGCGAGTTGGCAGTCGTGTTCGCGTACGCCTGCTTTTGATACAGCGAGCTGCGCGTCTGCAAAATCAGGTTGTAGATGCGGGCCTGTGCGTCGTTCAGGTACTGCACGAAATCCCGTTGCTGGACGCCTTGGTTGCGCCCGAAGTTCCGGTTGCCAGAACGTGACCTAGCACTCCTAATTATGTGGTCGGCACGGTGCTCAAAGGCCATACATGACTCCAGGTTTTTCCTGTTTTTATATCACCAATCGTTTGCCTACAGACAGCAAACCTCTTGGCTAATTCTTTACAAGTGGCTCCAACAGCCAGATAGTGCTTTATTAGTCGGACTTGTTCCTCAGCTAGTCTACTCATAGGATTTTTAGGTCCTAACAGGCGCTTTTCAGGTTGTCGGTTTGTGTAGTGATTTGGCCCTGTTTGTAACCTACCACGCCCACTAGCATCTTGTAAGTTATCAGCCTGTGTACCCAAGCACAAATGTGCTGGATTACAACAACAGGGGTTGTCACACTTATGTCTAACAAACATGTCACCAGTTGGTCCGACAAAAACCTCATAAGCAAGGCGATGAGCGTATACTGCACCCCTGTTTACATGCACCCTACCGTACCCTTTTTCATTGCGATATAGCTGAATCTCCCAGCAACCGGTTTCTGGCGATATGGCTACGTGACGCCAGAGATACTGGCGTTTATGCTGTTTTGTACGAAGCGTTGGCACTTAGCCGCCAATCATTTTGCGGATGGACTCAACTGCCGCTGCCTTGCCAACGTCTGCGTCTTCAGCACCAGGACCGGACGACGTGACTTCGTCTTCTACGTCCTCACTATCCTCGGTTTCCGACGTGCTTTCGTCGATGGCGTCGGCTTGGTCAGACGCACTGTCCCCCGTAAGGTCGCGCACTCGGTCAAGTGCGGACTGTAGGGCCTCTAGCGCCTCCGAAAGTCCTTCAATCTGGCTTGCCATTCTCCTTACCTCCGGCCCAGCATTGCTGAAGCCAAAATCTCATCCATACCAGCGCTAGAGTTTCGCTTGTTGCGCCACTCCGCGTCCCGATTTCCGTAGCCCTGGGACATTGCGTCCATGAGCATACCATATGCGTTCGCCTTACGTGTTTTGCTGTTCGACAGCGTGCTGTTGGACAGCTGCTGACTGAGCATGTTCTGCTTCAAATCGCGGTCCAGCTTACCCTCGCGCGCGTTTGCTTCGCGCTGCGCATCAGCTTGCACGGCCTGGCTGATAATGTTCGCAGCAGTAGCCACGGCCTGGCCTGCCGCGCCGGCAATGCCGCCAGCCATTCCGCCACCAGCAGATGCCGCCGCATCCGCGCCCATCGACAGCTGCTGACCATAGTTGCCCAGGTTCGCAGGCGCAGACGTGTACACAGGCAGTTGGTAATCCGCCGCAGAGGTTGCAAGCTGGTACGACTCAGGTGCCGATGCACCGTAGCCGTTTAGCTGCTGATTGAACATGTTTACGTAAGCCATAATTATTGCTTCCCGCCAAAGCGTGCGCTGTTCTTGGTCAGATACGCCCTAGCTAGCGAACCTTGCATGTCTTGTGCGGCTTGCTGCGTGCGTGCGGCCCCTTGCTGGCGCGCGGCTGCTCCTTGTTGAAGCGTGCTCATGACGCCGCCCAGAGCGCTTTGTTCCTGTGCGCGGTCCTGTTGAAGCGTTGCCGAGGCCGCTTGCTGCTGCGCCATAGATGTCTGGAGAGCGCGGTTTGCGAGATTCTGGCGTTGCTGCGCGTCGAGGTTTTTCTTGTTCTGAACGCTACTTGCAACGCCCGCCGCTGTCGCCGAAGCCGCAGCTACACCAGCAGCAACCAGGGCGGCGATGACGATTGGTGGGAAAGCGAGGCGCATGTTCCCCGTGTCGTGCGGGAACCAGAGAAGTAGTTCGGGGAACGCGACCGTGACGGCCAGCAGTATGCGATTGACTGTTGCAAGCATCATTGAGGAGGCTCCAAGAAGAACTTCTTGATGGTTTTCAGGGGTATAGCCGTGCCCCGGCACACATCAGAGTCCCTACTATAGCAGATTTTGCCTTGTACCATGCCCACCAGTTCGCCAGAAGCGCTCAAAACCGGGCCTCCGCTGTTGCCGGGCTGGATGGTGGCGTCGAGCAGCATGTAGTCTCGCGTAAAGTCGCCTGGAAGCGCGGCGTAGTCCTGCACACTACCAAAACCCAGGCTTTGTCGGCCGTTTGGGTAGCCTTGGACTGTGATTTGGAGCCCTTTCTCAGCATCCTGTGAGGCAAAGGGGCTCAGTTTCACAGCGTTGCAGGGCTTTTCGAGAGCAACCAGGGCGAGGTCGTAGCGCGCGTCGAAGCGCACCAAGTGTCCCTTGATGAGGTCCCCGCCACAGGCCACAATCGTCTCGGTATTCTTGACTACGTGCGCAGCTGTAAGCACCATCTGACGAGCCAACAGCACACCGCTGCCAGCCACATCGAAGTTTTTGTTGAGCACGGCCAAGGAGTTGGGAGCTACAGAGGCCAAAATGACGGTGAGAATGAGGTTCATGCGTACACCCTACCACAGGCGTTATGCCAATGCAACTCGACGCCAGCCGCCGTTTAGGTAGCTGTAGAAGTAGTAGGTGCCAGTCGCCATGACAGCGCCGCCGAATGTGACGTTACCCGACGCCTGGTTACGCACGAGAACGGTCTGCCCGTCATAGCCCGCGGGCGTGGTGACGGTGTACGTAGTGCCGGTGCAAACCACAAGGTCTGTAGCTCCGCTCCACGACCCCGCGCCAGAAAACGACTGCACAGAGCTGAGCGCGTCCGAAACGTTGCACACCGGCCCCGGCATGACTCGCCACTCACTGTTGATATAGGCATAAAGAGCCCAGCCGTTCTGACCAATCGACACGGTGTTGACGCCTGTTGTGGCGGATGGTGTGACGGTTGCAGGCGTGGAGGCAATGTTCAATACCAGCTTCAGCTGCCCAGCAACACCAGCTGCTAGCGTCATGGCCAGCGAGGAGCCGTTGAGAACGCTGACACTTGTGGCAAGCGATAGCGCGCCGCTGCCCGTCAGAGTTTCTGAAGACGCAAGCGCGATTGACTGTAGTAGCTCCAGAATATTGCTGGACGACAGGCGCAGAAGGTCCGTGGACGCAGCGCTGGCGTTAAGTGCGCGCAGAGCCTCGGCGTTTGCAAGCAAAATCTTCGTGCCGCGAACGGAGTCGTTAGCCAGGCCGCCAAGTCCAACCTGCGTACCATTACCACCGCCTGTGTGGTCATGCGCAGAAATCTCCGTGAGTGCCGCATCGGCCTCATCGTCCCAGTTGTTCTCGTTTTTTAGGGGCCAAGTGAAGTCGAGGCCGCCTGTATAGTTCTTTGGCATAGTTCACCTATAGAGATTTTTGCTGCTTACAGAATCCCCTGATAATACGTGCCGGCGTCGTTCAGGGCTCCGACCGTTGTAGAGCTGCCGTTGCGGTTGTACAGCCCGAAACCGCGCGGAACGCCAGGTGATTGCTGCTCGTTGTCAAGAATCTGCCACCAGGCCGCACCCTGGATGCCTAGGGTGTTGCCCACGTCAATGACTTTTTGAATCAGCTGACCGACGTTGGGACTGGTGCCATTGAAAGCCGCCTCATCTTGGGGCCAACCAAACTCGCCAATAATGACCGGCACGCGCGGCCCAACCGCCCGCCGCACGCGTCGCACGACCTCTGGCAGCGAGGCTTGAATCGCCGCCTCGATAGCCGCCTGGCCGCTCCCCCAACCTTGCTCCGTGACCTCGTAAATCGTCAGCGAAACCATGTCTGGTTGCACGGTTGTTAGCACATCCGTCCACATGCGATAGTTGAAGTCGTCCAGCACGCGGTTGCATTCCATCGTGTACCAAACTTTCCCAGAGCCAGACACTGTACGACACGCGTCGTACACGCCCCGCTTTCGTGCCGCGTGGTACGCCTTGTACTGCTTTAGCACGCCTGGCGAAATTGGTGTGTCGATTCGTCCAGCACCACCAGCAAGCTGCCAGTCGCCTTCCCAGTTCGAGATGATGAACTCCTTAGTAGGGTACGTCGTGAGAAGATGTACAACGAGGTCGTACACTTCTTGGTACTCGGCTGCGAAGTCTGACGGCCCCATGCCAGGGTCGCGCTGCCACGCCATGTCTGGCTGGCCCATCGCAAAGGTCGAAATGATGTAGCGGTCGAAGCCAGAGTCGGCCAGGGCATCCGCAATTGGTGTCTTTTGAGCGAGAGCAACCAGGCTCGCGGGCGCACTGCCCCAGGTCTGGTTGATGTAGTCGCGGCCAGCGTAGCCCGTGGACATGTAGAAGCGCAGCGTACGGAAGCCTAGCCCCTTGACGAGGTTCGCGCCGTACGTGAAGAAGTCCATCGAGCCGCTGCGGTCTGGGTACAGGCCGGCTGTATGTGTGCAGCCGTGCCACATCTTAGATGTATCCCTTCAGAGCGTTGAACTGCGCGGCGCTGCGCGCGATTTGGTCTGGCGTCAGCACCTGGTTGTAGAATGCCGCCTCCAGAATCTGCCCGCCGTTGGCGTTCGATGCAAAGCCGCTAGCGTCTGTGTAGGCACAGCCGCCGAGTCCGAACGGAGCTGTTGCTGGAGGCGAGTAGCCGCCCGCCAGTGTCGTGGAGCGTCCAAGCTCGCTGCCAAGCGCGTACGTGATGACGCGTGGCACGTTCATGTCAATGGTCACGGCAACTTCGACGTACTTGTTGACGTGCTGGCTCTTGTGTGCCTCGACAGTCATGCGGTCGCCACTATCGTCCGATTTGCGCAGTCGGAACGCGTAGTCCTTTGCGTAGAACAGGTTGTAGTGCTGTGCGCCGTCGAATCCGCCGCCTGTGTAACCGGCAAAGAAGCCGCCGCTGCCGTCCAGTGCTCCCGTGTAGATGCGGAAGATGAACGTGCCGACGAATGTTGCGCTGACTGCGTGCGCTGCCGCGTTTGCGATACGGAACAGGCGGTTGACGGTGAGCTGCTTGTGGCCTGAACCGAACGACGAGTCGCTCTTTGTTGGGCCGCTACCAACATCTGAAACGCCAGTGTAAGCGCCCACGGCGGCTGCCCAGTTGCCGCTGGTCCAATCGTTCGCGTTGAAGCGCCAGATGGCGTTCGTGTTGGTGAGGGCCGCGAAATCTGTCGGTAGGTGAGTAGGTGTTCGCTCAACCAGACGGATGCCTGGCGTGTTCTGTGCGGTGCCGTGCGCCGTGCCCTTATTGTCCGAGATGGTAGGCCACACATCGCTGTCGCCCATACGATACCAATGCACGAGCGACGCCTGTGCTGTATGCGTAGTTGGGTCAACGGGTGTGCCGCTGCGATATAGCTCGACCACCTGTGGTCCACTGAGCTGCGACGTCCAGAACGTCACTTCGTCAATCTGGCCACGGAACTCGTAGCTGCTGTCGGTGTTGTCGCTGTAGCGCGCCGAGCCAATGCACCAATCATCCGCGCTGTTGACAGCTGCGCCAACAGAGAACGTGCTACCAACCTGCACGCCGTCAAGGTACAAACGCCCCTGACCGCCGCCACACGTGAATGTGGCCTGGTGCCAGCCCTGGTCGCTGATGTTGCCGCCGCTAGTGTTCTCACCACCACCACACAGCACGTAAATTTTGTTGTCGTTGGTCACACCCAGGAACAACGTCACGTTGCCGCCGTTCATGCGCGCGCGCGAAACAAGGCACCGCTGAAAGTCTGGGGCCTCGCCTCGACGGAACCAGCACGACACGCTAAAGGTGCCGGAGCTTGGCGTCACGTTGAGGTTCGCGGGCTGACCAATTGTGACGTAGCCAGCAACCTGCCCGTCGCTACCGCCATACTCCAGCGAGTAGTCGTTCACAGCGAGGGCAGACGCGCCGCTAGGAACGGACGCACCGTCCCCGCCAATCACCGCGAATGCACCACCTGGAAACCCGAACATGTTACTATCTCCCTGCGGCAGTACGCCGCGTCGAATCCTGCGAAGCATGGCTTACCCTGTTCGTCCGCCAAGCACCCATTGCGCGTTCGTGCCGCTGTTGGAGTTGACCACCAGTGTCACGAGCGCCCAGCGCCCGGCTGTTTTGTCGTCGCTGTCAACGTTGACGAGCGTCGCACCGCTGGCTGGGGCGAACGTAGCCTGCGCGGTGTTGGTTTGAATGACTGTGCAGCACCACCCCTCTGGGAAGGAATTTGGTAGCGTGAACGTGCGACCAACAGCGCTGTTGAGTTTGAGCACGCGCCCACAGTCGTCTAGCGAAAGCGTGTAATCTGCTGTTTTCTCAAGAGTTTCAGCCTGGTAGCCACTGACCTTGCCAGCCCAACGCGTCGAGCCCACACCCCAGTACGCGAACGTACCGCGGCGAGCCCACGTGCCAGCTGACAACGCAGTCCATGAGATGTTGTCCTCACCCTCGATGAGCAGCTGGTTGCCAGACGACCCAGCAAGCGTTGCGCCCGTGAGGAAGTATTGCCCACCGTTGCCGATGTCCGCGCCATACGTTGTGCCGGCGTTGGTGCCGACGATGCCCAACGAACCTGGCTCCAGATGAGCGCAAGCGCGAGCAACCAGGGGCGTCGCTGTGCAGCTGTTGGCGTTCAGGTCAACGATGGCGTAGTCGACCGACGTGACCTTGAGGGCGTTGCCGGTACAGCTCTTGGCGTCGCTGCTGAGCGCGGCGCGCGTGAAGTACGAGGCCTGGAGCCGGGCGTTGTCAACGACTAGTCGACGCGCGCTGAGACGGTCGCCGCTGTAGAGGTCGGCGTGGGCAGCACTGCCGCCGTGTAGCCAGCTGTCTGACAGCGTCAGGTTGTCCGTATCGTACGCGCCAATACCGCAGAACAAGCTGACTGGCACGTCGAGGTTGTACATTTCAAGGAACTTGTTGACCTGCGCTAGAACGCCGAAGAGCGCGCTCACGTCCGCTGCCTTGATGTCGCGCAGCAATGTACGGTTCGCGTTCGAGATGACGCCAGCACAGTAGCTCAGTGTGTCTTGATAGAGGTCGCCACACGCTGTCACAATGGTAGCCGCGTCCATGATTTCAAACGTGGTCGTGGAGTCGAGACCCGTCAGAGCGTCGATACTCAGCGTGTCAATCGTGTTGTCCTTGATGCGGCGCAAGCATGGGCCGAGGTTCGACGCGACAAGTGCTTGCGTGTCAGCGTAGTATCCTCCACCGCCTGTGATGCGCACCGTCTTGCCGCGAAGCTCGCCGACAGTCCAGTTTGCCGCAGCGGTTGGTTTCTTGATAGCTGTGCTGCTAGTGCCAGAGCCCGCTGTGCCGCTCTGTGCCCCAGTTGTTGGGCTGGCTGCTGCTAGCGTCCCTTTGACATCCAGCGTGCCACTCCCTTGAAAGCCCTGCACAGTGAAGCCTGCAAACGTGCCTGCGCCGATGTTCACCTTGTGGTAGAACTTGCTCAGGTTGCGTGGGAGAGCAGCCAAGGCCGCTTCGACGGTTGCGAAAGGAAACGCCGTGTAGTCGCCTGTCAGAAGAAAGGCTGGGCGGTCTGTGGTGGGTGTGTTGGAACCGCCAGTCGTCACTGCAACAGTGATTGCACCTGTTGCGACGCTGCTGATTTGGCTTACGCCGCCAGAGGAACCGCCGCCACCCCCCGAGCCACCAAAAGCTCCGAACGATGCCATTGGGTGTACCTCTTACGCCATGCCTGTTGTTGCTTTGATGCTGAGAGTGGCGTTACCAACAGTGCCTGTCGCCTTTGCCTTCGCGCGAATCCACTGGTAGTTGACCGGAAGTGGGAACGCGTATCGGCCTGAGACTGTCAGCTTGATTTCAAACGTGGTCAACGGCACCGTTGTGATGGCCGAAGCCGTCGAGGCGTTAGCACCATCTTGAAAGGCGATATCACACCAATCAGTGCTGCCTGCGCTCGGCTCCACGTCTATAATCGGGTATTGCTGGGTCTTTACCGGCGAAGCCGCTTGGAGCTGGATTCGCACGTCAGTTGCAGTGTCAAGCGTCACATCCAGAAACAGGATGACCTGGTTCCACATGTTCGTCTTGAGAGCAAGCGAGTTGACAAACGAGCCCGTTAGAGCGCCGCTGCGCAGCACCTTTGGGTCGCCGCTTACTTGTGGGATGTAGCTCATCTCTGGCTACCTCCTTAGCCTTGCTGGTCGGCTGTATCTGCCCCGATGCAGGTGACATGCAGTTGCGTTGGGTCAGTCGCCGTGCCGTCGTCGATGTAGCAGACGAACGTCGCGCCGGACACCGAAATGGCCGACAGCTTGACGAAAATCTTCGCTGACGCGTGGAACGCAGTCGCAGTCACAATCGGAACACGTGTGAACGGCTGGTTGAAGATGACCTGAATCGTGCCGGTCGCTGTTTTCGCAGCTGTGCATCGATACGCGCCATCAGGAACGCCCTCAGTAGATTGCGCTGGGGTTGGGTTCGGCAGGCTGGCCGTCAGGAACCGGAACGTTTCAATGCGCATCCGGCGTTGGGAGTGGTTGATTTCAGTGCGAGCCATTTTCTTTCTTTTTCCTGTTGGGAAGTGAACAGTGAGGGAGCCCGACCTGGGCCGAGCCCCCTCACAATTCTGTTGACAGTCCTAACTGCCTAGCGCGAGATTACGCTAGACCGTACAGCACGCCTTGAGCCGCTGGGTGGATGAACAGTTCCCCGTACATCACGTACCGAGCTTCGTACGCGTCAGCCGAGCTGGAGCGTAGGAGCACGGTCCCATCTTCGTCCGCCCACTTTGGCGCTTCCGCTGTGTACAGGACGATGTTGTCCGTGTTCAGCGCGAAGAAGTGGTCGTCTGGGCACATGCGGTCGGCCACGATGGCCACTGGACCGCTGTCCGTCACCCATTCAACACCTTGCATGTTGAACTCGGCCTTGCGGAAGGCTGGGTTGCTGTTCGCCACGCTTGTGTAGCGAACCTTGTCACCAAGGATGTCCTTGATTTTGCGAAGCTGCTTGAAGCTCGTCACCAGAAGGTCTGGGGACTCGCCCGAGCGGAACTCGACTTCAGTCACCAGTTGGTTGATGAGGTCGGTTGTGATGCCCGCGCTGGACGCGTCGATTTGCACCGACTGCCAACGGTCGCCAACAGTGATGCCGTACAGCGTCGAGCTGGCTTGCTTGGTCGCGCCAAGGATGGACTGCATGTCGTTGTCTTTCGACCCCTGCATGTAGACCTTCGCAGCTGTCGCCGATGGGCCACCAGCCGCAGCAGCCAGGGTCGCGGATGTACCCACGAGCGACACGACGCGAGTCGAGTAGTTCACGGCCACGACTTCAAGAAGCGTGGTTTCCGCGCCAACGCTGACCTTGTCCTTGATTTCGACGAAGCCGCGCACGAATGTGCTGGCCAGCGCCGTCACCAGGTAAGGAGTACCCGTGGTACCGTTACCAGTCACGTTGGTGCTGTTGTCGCCCTCGAACACCTTGCCGTTCTCGAAAGCGAACAGCTGGCGCGAGATGTTGCGCATGAAGGACTCGACGCCTTTCTTGACCATGCGCTTGGTGGCTTGCTCGAAAGCAGCCGCCTCACCCTTCGACGCAATCATCGCTTCGCGGTCCAGGAGGATGCGCGCGTAGATGCGTTTGCGTGTGAGCGACGCGTTTTGGTCGTTGAAGACGTTGGTTTCAGGCAGCGTACCCGAGCCGACCGAGCCGCTGAAGCCAAGGATGGCCTCCAGCGCCAGGCTCTTGCCCTTGAACGCCCCGTGTTCTTTCTTCACCTTCGACCACAGTGGGGTCGCGGTGTTGAACACGGCGTACGACCGCTTGCCGTACTGAATCTTGAACATGTTCGACAGTGTCGATAGACTTGCACTAATATCTGCCATTTTCTCTCTTTCCGTTTAGGGCCTTAGCCCATCAGGAACTCCGTACTTTTAGGTTTTTTGGTCACCAGGCAACTTCGTCTTTGCTGAACGACGTGTAGTCATCAGGGTCCGTCTGCTTCACTGCCTTGCTCTTGACCGCACCTTTGGCGGCTGTGGCGAATGGCTGCTTCGCAATCTTTGCGCTGATGGCCTTCGAGCGTTCTGCTCCGACCGCTTTTTGGAAGATTCCTTTTACGTCCTCTTCCGTCCACTTCGGGTTGGCCCTGAAAGTGTCCACGGCCCACTGCCAGAGCTGCTGGTTCTTGACCAGTTCTGGGCTTACTGCCTCCATGGCACGCTTCACGAGACCGTAGTCCCGAACATCGCGGATTTGCGTGGCAATCGCTTCAGGAGTGATGGTGGACGGGTCCTTGCCCTCACTCTTGTAGAAATTCACCATGAAATCGCGCGTTTGCACGAACTCTTCAGGCGACGACTTCACACTGTCAATGGCCTTGGTAACGCGCTCATGATAGGCTTTTTCGGCCTGCTCTGCCTCGCGTTGCTGGTCTAGACGGGTGTATTTCGCGTTCTGATAGTCCTGCTCTTCTTGCAACTCGGCAATCTTGCGCTGCTCCGGGGACATGCCGGCCAAAGCTTGGGCATGCTTCACGAGCGACTCGCGCAGCTCCGAGATGTACTTCCGTGGATTGACTTTTTCGCTGAGTCCGGTCATCTCCAACATGTTGGCGACGGCATCGAACACGCGGCCCTCGCTGGCCGCCTTGTGCATGTCATTGATAAGGGCCTTGTGGCGTTCACGCGTGCTCTCGAACTTGGCCGCCTCTTCCGTGAAGCCTTTTCGCTGGCCAGCCAGCTCTTGGAACTTGCGGTCGTACGAGACTTTGCCGGCGTAGTTGTCCAGCAGCTCGCGCACCTTTACTTTCTCAACCTTGCCATCGACCTTCCAGTCGACTTCGGCTGCTTCGGCCACGTCAATCAGGCCACTGTCGGTCTTGAACTTGAGAACCTTTGCCGCTTGTGCAGCCTTATCACCCTCTTTCGCCTTGATGGCAGCAGCAGCCAGGGCCGCAGCAGCCTCTTTTGGGTCGGCTTCACCCTCAACCTTTGCCGCTGGTTGCTCGTCCGGTGTTTCGACAGGGGTTTCGTCCCCCGCCGCAGCTTCGGCAGCTGGTGGTGTGTCCTCGGCAGGAGTATCCACAGCGTCCGGTAGGTCCGGCGTGTCCACTTCCGAGAGGTCAGCGTCAAATGCGTTTAGTCCGAGAGAATCCATTGAGTCACCCTAAGAGATTTTGGGCGCGCTTGGGTCAGGTGGGAGGAAGTTCCTCTGCCTGCGCGTCCGTTGGTACGGGCTGGCCACCGGGTGGTGCTAGCTCGGAGTACATCGGGTCGTTACGGTTGACGGGGCCTTGTGCTCCCCCGCCTGCGGCTGGCGGTGGGGCTGCGCCCATGCCAGGTTGTGGTGGAATACCGCTGGTGTACAGCATGTCAATTTCGACGAGCGTCAGTGGGTTGCCGGTGCGCGCGCGGTCGAGCAGCATGCGGTCTGGAATGCTCAGCTCGTAGAAGGCTGGAAACTGTTGCAGCTTCACAAGGTTGATGGCATAGGCTGGGTTCTTGCGAGCCGTCAGCAGCATCAGGTATTCAGTCGCCATGATGTGGCCAATCATTGCCGCCTGCACTTCTTGCGGCGTCGACACCTTGAAGCCGCGGTTCTGGACCTCGCGCATGTGGACTTGCCAGTGCGAGATGTGGTCCTCGAAGGTCGCAGGCTCCGACACCTCTTCGTCGTTCAGGATGGACTCGTTCTCAGCCTCTGCGGCCTTCACAGCCACGGTCGCGGCGTCGTAGAACTTATCGGACTGACCCCACTCCAGCATCTCCATGAACTGGTTGTTCGGAATCATCTGGCCGTCTGGGTCCAGCTTCCGCAGCTCGATGAGTGTTTCGGTGCGCGCCGCCTTGTTGGACGGCATGCCGCTTGCGCTCGACACGCGGATGTCGTATGCTTTGGTCAAATGGCTAGGGTCGAACTCCTTGAGAAGATACTGGTTGTTCCGTCCAACCACAGGAACAAGACGCTTGTCCCCCTTCTCGTAGTAGGCGCTGGCCAGGTTGATGGCACGACCAACCGTCTCCTCTATGAGGTTGTTGAACTTGGCAATCGCGTTGTTGCTGCGTTGGTCCGCCTGCTCGTCCGCCGCTTGAAGCGCGAGGGCCGAACGTACGTTGGGTGGCATGTTGCCCATCTCGACATCGCTGACACCAAGGATGCCGTATAGGTCCTGCTTCAGGTTCTCACGGATGGCCGTGATTTCCTGCGACAGTGGTGGCGGTGCCTCGATGCGTGGCGGCGTTGGTCCCGCGTACTCGATTTGGGTGATGTCGTTGCCAAGCGCTTCCTTCTTCACGACGCTGCCGCGCGGAATGACCCAGCGAGGGTGGCTCAACAGCAACGCGTTGCGTCGAATCATCGAGCTGAGGTCGTTGATGCTGGCGTTGATGGCCTTGCCTTGGATGAAGAAGCTCTGGCCGCGTTGCTCGTTCGGAACGTCGATGTCCGTGAGGCGAGCAACCGGGAGCACATCTTGGCCTGGCGGCAGCGGACGGTTCTCTAGGACCGCGCCCCGGGTGCTCATGACGAAGCGTCCACCCGCCAGGAATTGCGTTGGGCGGTGGTAGAAGTAGCGCACCAGCACCTTACCGAAAGTCGGCGCGTGTGTTGCACCGGCAATCGCTCGCCAGCGCGCTAGGCCGTCGTCAGCACCTTCATCGAGGGCTGCAAGTTCTGCGGACTTCTCTGGGTACAGGGCGCGGAGCACGTCAATGTCAACGTAGTCCTCGTAGAACATGTAGTCAGCGTCTTCAAACGAGCCACAGGCTTCGACCAGCGTGTTGAGCGGCGTCAGAACGCGGAACACCACGTCGCCAGTCTTCACTTGCTGGTCGATGTACAGCGGCTCGCCGTCTTCGCCCATGACAGGCTCGCCTTGGTCGTCTCGCACCATGACGCGCGGCGGACGCGCTTCTTTGCGGGCCGAGTTCTCTTCGCCAGACCACTCGCTCATCGTCTGACCAGCGTTTGGGTCCCAGAACGTGCCTAGGTACGCCTCGCCGAAGATATAGGACGCCCGCGCCACTTCAGCCAGCAGCTTCGGAATGTTGTTGACGTAGAACAGGTAGTCCACCCAATACTTGACCAGTTTGGCCGACACGCGGTCGCCATACTCACTGTTCGCCGGCTCAATGATGACATCGGGCTTCATGCGCGTCATGCGCGACACGCGCTGCGTCACTAGACCGTAGAGGTGGTTGATGACCAGCTTGCTGACCCGGTTGCCAACGACGCCCAGGCCGTTCTGGCTCGCTTCGGCAAAGTTCGACTTGCCGGCGATGCTCTGGTCGTCATACCAGCGACCCTTGTACAGGGCCAGGTGCTTCATGCACAGCTCGCGGTAGCGGCTGGCGCGGTTCAGCTCACCAGCGTAGGCGTTGTTCTGCCACTTGAGCATCTTCTCCTCGTTGTCGAGGTCTTTGATGGTCCACAGCGGTCGTATGACTTCCGCCTGATTCATCTCTGAAATGTCGGCGTCAAATGCACTTGGCATGGGTTACTCCAGGTCCTGCTCGTAAACGGCATCTAGCGAGTTCTGCTCGCGAGCCTGTTGTCGCATCCACTGCTCCAGGGTCTGTGGCTCAGGGGCGCTTGGTAGCTGGTCAATGATGTGCTTTGGGGCGTCAACCTCAAAGCGCGTGGGTGCCTCTTCTTCGGGTTTGCGGTACTCGATGCGGTGCGTGCTGTTCTTCCAACCGATGACGATGGTCGCGGTCACGAAGCTAGCAACCAGGCCGATGAGGCCGAATACGATGCCAAGGATTCCGAGTATGATTGCGGCTTGTTCCATTAGGTTCACAGAGAGTTGTTTTGGTAGGAGGAAACTCGGGACACCCAGGACAGAAAATCTTTAGCTGTCATGTTGCTTTTTGCTCGGTTACACATTGAGCAGCACGGCACACAGTTTTCATTTGTATACCCTAGGTTGTTATCAACCCGGTCAATCCCTGTGTAGAAGTACTCATGCTTACCAGAGGGGTTTTGGTCACTCGTACAAGTCTGAATAGTAGGGGTCCTCATTATCAAAAATCTCGCTCATGTCTTGAGCAGGTGTTTTTCCCCATGGCCTCTCTTCTGCTGGCATGGCAGCTAGACGTTCTTTGTCACCCAACGGGGGAGCTGTCTCGTTGAAAGAGATGTTGGCGGCTGCTAGCAGATACCTAAGAGAATCTATGAGATGGTCGTCTTTTTTTATGTATTGTCCTTGCTTATCAAGCATGTAGGTTTTCATTTCGTGAAGCAAATTCTGGCAGCGGTCAGAAATGATAAGTCTGTTGGATGAAATAAGGTCTTTGATAAGACTTATGCCGTGCGCCTTTCGATTAGCAGATTTTTGTGTTGGGCTGCTAGCTACGTCGAACTGGTCTAGTAATTCGTTACGAGCCCAAGTCGCCGCTTCATCAACCGTAACATACCACTGGTCGTCTTGTGGATGGTCTGGGTTGTACACCTCACGCATCTTTTTCTGAAACTCCGGCCACACGCGACCTATACTGTTCACAGACTGCTGGTTTACATACACCTCATCAAAAACACGAATGTGCCCCTTGTAAGGATTGACGGCAGCAACCAGGCCGGCAAATACGCTAGCTGTTCCTGGGTCTAGAGCAGCGTAGAAGTTCCACTGGTCAAGTTTTTTATAGACATCCTCTCGCATCAATGTGTACGGCGCCAGGCGGCTCTCGTTCATGAACGGAAAGATGGCTCGCTTGCCACCTGGCACGAACTCGGCCAGGTACTCGCGCACGTATACATCGCCGTCACCGCGAGCCTCCAAGCGTGCCTTCGCGCGCATGACGAACTCTTGCGAGATGTGGGGGTTCGCCAGCGTCGGCATCTTGAAGTAGCGCCAGAAGCTCGTCGTGTCTTTGCGCGCCTCGTCGGCCATCGTGGTGTAGTGGCCTTCGATTTCGGGCGGTGTACCGACAATCATGCACGGCGCGTCGAAGTCGCCCAGGGCGGGCTCAAGCGTGTCGTACAGCGTCGGCGAGATGTCCTTGAACTCGTCGAGCACCAGGAAGTTCATGCGCGTACCACGGAGCGACTCTTCGTTGTCGGAGCCGTCCACGTTGACGAAGCTGCCGTTCTTGAAGCGGATGCGCATCTCGGTGTTGTTGACCGACTCGACGAACTGCTTGGGGGCCATGGCCTGGATGCGGCCCGACTCCCAGAGGATTTCGCGCATCTGCTTCTTCACGGGGCCGACAATGTAGCAAGCCGCATTCGGATGTGTGAGCGCCCAGCGCACGGCCGAGTAGACCGCGATTTCTGTCTTGCCGACGCGACGCCCGCATTGCAGGAAGACGCGCTTCACGTTGTCGCGGAAGAGCGAGACGATGACGGGAATCTGCGCCTTGTGCGGTTGCCATGTTTCGTGGAGAGCTTGAAGAACCAGCGCATATTGCAGCAGCTGGGCTTCTTGTGACTCTTCCTCTGTTACTGTTGGCACAAATACTCCTGTGCCGCCTCTAGCAAGGCTATATCATCGTCAAACAAGCCTATCGCCAGGTTGCAGCGACGACACAGCAGTCCTCGCACAACACCTGTCTTATGACAGTGGTCGACGCACAATCTTTTACTTGACGTTTTTTTACAGATTCGGCACGCGCCGCCCTGCTCAGACAACAGCTCTAAGTAGGTATCTCGCACCAGTCCATATAGGCGCTCAACCTCAGTAAAGTACTTGGCCTCAGAATATTTCTGCGCCTGTTCCTCTGTTAGCTTATAGGCTTTAGCGTTGGCTTTTCTTTGCGCACGGATTTTTTCTTTGTTGACCTCATAGTAAGAAGCCTGTCGTGCCCTGATAGCTGCCTTATTATCCTCGTAGTATTTTTTACTCGACATCTACCACCTGTGGAGCGACCTGCGCCTCCTCAAAAGCCCGTGCTGGGTCAGCAAAAATCACGCGCCTTACCGCCTCAGCGGTCATCTCCAGCTTGGTCTGGACGTTGACGTTGTCGGTCGATTTGCCGGTGTCCAGCCTACCGATTTTGTCCAAATTAGCCAGCACAGAGGATAGCTTCTCGATTTCTGGTAGTGTTGGAG